GGTGATGCTGCTGCAGTAACAATGATTCAACAGGATATAGGTGCTGTTCATGTTTTAACTATAGGTCAAGATCCAGATGATGATTTAACTACTTTTAATAGTTCAGTAGAATTCCAAGGTTATATTAAAGATGCAGCTGCAAGTTTAGGTACAGCAGGTAAAATATTAATTTCTGATAGTTCAAGTCAACTGTTATGGGGCGATACCGTTTCAAGTGTAAGCTCAACGACTGATGGTACTGCACTACAAGTTAGTGTTACTACTGCAACTACAACGCCAGCTATTGCTTTTACTTGGCAAGGTGCTAGTAGTCAATATGTATCGGGTGATGGTGCTTTAGTAACATTCCCAGCAATTCCTTTTACTAGTTTAACAACTACAGGAACATCGGGTGCAGCTACTTTAGTAGGAGGAGTATTAAATATACCAGACTATGCTACCGGTGGTGGTGGAACAGTTACATCTGTTGATTTTACCACAGATATTGCAGCTTTTACTGCAGCAGTTGTGGATGGAACAACAACACCTTCAATTTCATTAGATTTGAATGGTGGTACAGCAGGTCAGTTCTTAAGACAAGATGGTGCTTGGGCAACTACACCAGCTGCAACAGTTACAAGTTTAACAACAACAGGTACTTCTGGTGCTGCAACATTGGCGGCAGGAGTTTTAAACATTCCTGATTATGCTGCAGGTGCTGATGCTAAGTTTAAAATAGACGCAGCAGATACTGCAGAAGGATATTGGTTTGATAAAGTAACTATTGGTAGTGGTTTATCACAATCAGTTAATACAGATGGAAGCGGTGTTAAAACTACAACTATAAGTGCAGTATCAGTTAATACAGTAAATAGTATTAAAGTAGGTAGTAATACTGAATCAGGAATGTTTGAGTTTACAGGCGCCGGAGTTACTATGGATACTACTACTAATCCAACTACAATTAACTTTGCTCAATCAGCAGCTTATGCTGGTTGGGATTTAGCTGGAGATACCGGAACTGCAGAAACAATAGCTACAGGTAATACAGCATTAATAGCCGGTGGTGTTGGTTTAACAACCACAGTAACTGCAACAGATACATTAACAGTTGACTTAGATAACACTGCTGTAACACCGGGTGCATATACTAATGCAAACTTAACAGTTGATCAACAAGGTAGAGTTACTGCAGTTGCTAATGGTACAATATATGGTGCTGGTTATACTACTGTTGTAGGATATATGACTTATTCAGGTGGTACTTGGGGTGCTGTTATTTTACAAAACAATACAGGTAAAACTTATGCATTTACAGGACCAGGTGGACAAGATGAGTTTTTTATTACTCCTAATACACCATGGGTAGATAAAAATAGTTTATATGTTGACTTTGGAGTTGATGTAGCAAGTGATCATAATTTTGGTAGACTGTTTGATATAAGCGTTAATGACGTTCAATTCAAAGTATATAATGCAGTAACAAATACAAATATTCAACAATTTCAACGAGTGATGTTTGAAATAAGAATATACTCATAAACAATACTAAAAATAAAATGAAAAGGGGTGGTGTAAAAACTACCCCTTCTCTATTTTAATAGCTATTCTTGGTTTTTATATATGCAAAGATATACAAATACTATACTTACTAATATTTGCAGTATAATAATCAACTGTTATGATGTATATGCTTCATACAGTAATTGACCCTCTGAAATATTTTCATCAACTTCAATTAGCTCATGGTCTTGAATATCAACTAAACCTTCCGTATCAATTTCTGAAATATTACTATTAACCACAACATTTTCCCATTGGAAATCTGAATTAGCAGGTATAGGTTGATTAGCTACAACTTCATTCATCATAAAATCATGAAAGTTTTGACTGTCTTGCATCCAATCTCTTGGTGGAGACACTTTTAAAGAATGTGTGACATGATTATAAAAAGCCCAAGCATTATCATCTGAACAATCATAGTTAAAAGAAGGCTTCTTCATTTCTTTTTTAATGATTGATACTTGAGAAGATGTTATAATCTCTTCATCTGCAAACAAACGTCCCAGTAATTCAGACTGCTGACGATTTGTTAATGTAACATTCTTTAATGAATCTCTATCATTTAAGATGCGTGTGTAATGCTTTTCACCACTTTTAATCTGATTGCTTAATTGCATTGAAATATCATGAACTGCGGATCCTGTATGTTTTCTTTTAAAATTCATCATATCTCCACACATCATACCATTACTACATACCATTACGTATGCACCAATTGCACATTGAAATCTTGTACTCTTATCATAAGAGTTTGTCCAGGCAAACATCATTCCTAATTCAGACTCATTGTTGATTTTATCAACATTTGACTGTGTAGGATAAATATGATATATACCCTGTGCTACTTGGGCATTCATGTTTGCTCTATATAGTTCTCTACGGATAGTAAAACCACTATCCTCCAATAATTTTTTTGTGTTCTCTATCACTTGTTTGTGTGATACCACTGTATAGCTCTTACCATGGTTTGGTAAGGGTTGATTTTCTAAATAAACTTGTGTTGTTTCTGTTGCTCTTTTGTAGCGCATAGTTTAAACTTTTAAAGTGTAAAGGTAATTCATTATAACAATTAAAACAAGTTTTTGACTTCTTTTAATGCTTTTAAAACACAACTTGGGCAATCTGTTTTTTTATACATCCAGATTAAATATCCTAATGGTACGTCTTCAGGTTTTTTACCTTTATGTTTACCAAATGGTATTACATCTGTAGTTTTAACATTTAATGTTTTTGTTAGACCAGTCTGAATTCTTGATTCTTGAAATCTGTAAGTGCCTTTTTCATAAGACACTTGACATCTTCCTTTAATGCTTTTATTAATAAGCCATACTGGTATTTTAAAATATTCTGAAGCTAATTTTTTAGATTCAAATTGTTGTTTACTTTTCCATTCAACTATTGTTATCATTTTTAACAAATTGCCCGTTGATCATTTTACCTGTGCGTTTACTAATAACATTATAAGCGCTTTCTAAGCATCTTTCTAATGAAACGTTTTGCATTTTAGCTTGGATGATTAATGTTACAACTATATCACCTATAGCATCTTCTATCTCATCTCTATCTCCATTATTGATAGCAGTTAAGAGTTCTGTACATTCTTCTAAAGTCTTCAAAGCTTGCGCCATAGGGCTAGCTTTAGACATTATACCTTTGTCATGTGCCCATTCTTCAACTGCACATTCTAATTCAAAATAATCCATATTTAAAATAATTTTAATTGATTTGATGATACATCTATTATACCATTGATTTCTTGCTCTATTGCTTCTAAGTAATATTTTTTATCAATATCATAATTTTCCCATTTTGGTTGAATTTTGATATCATTAAATACTTCTTGTAGCCACCGTCCAGCCTCTAATTGTATTTCTCTTTGATCAGTTTTGTTAACCTTTACAATCTTTACACCATTTTTAGATATATAATACCTATTAATTTTTTGTAAATCTTCTTCATGATAAACACCATCTTTAATTTTCCTAGCTACTTGTTTCCAATCTCCTTTAGATTTACCACCAATACAATAATCAAGTATGTTTTTGTTTGTTTCTAAATATTCTTCAGGAAGAGTATTATGTACAAAATAATGATAAATTGCTTTTGGTATAACTAATTTAGATTTGTTTTTATGAAGCTGTAGGTTATGAAAATCAAAACGTCCTTTTAACTTAACAGGAGCAAAGCTAAACTTATCATTCTCTACCTTAAATAGATAGTGAGGCTGATTCTCTTTAACTTCTCTCCACTTAGTAATGTCAACATTAATCCAATCATTTATACCAATGTAATTATTTACATCACCTAAAATTAATTTCTGATATTGATCATGTTCTAAGTTAAGATTAGTTTTATCTTCCCATTCCTCACAAATAGTCATATACTCATTATAAAACGCTTTAGGTATAATTGTTTCTACACCATCTGTGTTTTGTAACAAAGCAATAGCACCCGGAATTCTTTCCATAATCTGCTCATAAAGCATCATTAAGGATAGTTGACCGTTAATTGTAATTCTCATACACAACTCAGGATCATAGAAGAAGCTCTTTTCATCATTGCTAAGACCAAAAGTAGAATTAAGTATAATCTTATATACATAGTTCATTGGATTGCTCTTAGGTATCTTCTTACGCTCTTCAAAAAACCATTCATATTGATCACAGAATTCTTTCTTTGGAAAATGTCCTGGTGACCACTGGTTCTTAATTGCAAGATTAGGATAAAAACTAGTTACATCTGAAGACATAATCATCATATCATCATCAGGCTCATAAACACCTTTGCTAGCGGCACCATGAACACCACCTAAACCAAAATGAGTCTTAACATCTTTGTAATCCAATGCATATTTAAAACTACCTTTTAAGTTTAAAGCATCAACTTCCAAAGATTTAAACCTATCAAGTAATACTTTAAACTCTGGAGATGTGAAAGAGATGTATGGTAATATGATATCAGATACTTTAATTGTGTTTCTGTAAGTCCTCATCTGTTTAAGGTCTCGTTTTTGGATATTAAGCTTCTTTGTAAGAAAATAGCCAAATATCTCTTTGCTTATACGAGGTTCAGATGCGCTATACAAGTTAATACCATACTCTTTAGTAAGTTCTTTTCTTAACTTAACTTGAGAATGAGATCTATTATATATTTCTTTAGTTGACTTAACATCATTAACACAATACTTTAATATTGTATCAATCTCTGCCTGTGTATGAATTAAAGTTTCGTGATGAATAGGCATATCAATAATGTTTTGCCAATCCATACTATACTGAATCCATTTCAAGCTAGAGCGTTTAGCCATATTATCCCAGTGGTGCATTTTAAATATGTCTATTTGACCCATTCTCATTTTCCACTGTGGATAGTCACTAAACTCTCTATTATTTGATTTTTGAATACAACGTTGTGCATACTTATAAATTATCTCAGCTACTTCACAGCCACCAAGGTTTTTCCATAAATAGTAATTATCTAATATATAGTGAGTAACCTGTGCATCAAATGCTAATCCATTGTAAGATATATGCCACTCTTTATTATTTATGTTTTCTTCAAGAAAACTTATAAAACTAACTAAATCATTTTGCAGGTCATGAATTACAAAGATCTCAGTTTCCTGAGTTTTATAATGTTCAAATACACCGGTAAAACAATTAGCTAAAGTCTCATAATCCATTACCCAATGTCTCATTCTTTGTGCTTTTTATAATTGATCTTGTCTTTAAATGTGTGTAGTGTTCTTTCGTTAATACCTAAAGCTTTTGCAGCGCCTCTTATAGTCTTATGTTTTTTCAGAGCTATGGCCATTATTCTCTCCCTCATTTGTAATAGTGTTTCCATCTTTGTAATTTTTAAGTGCTACTACTTTAGCTTCCAATATTAAATCCATAATACTATCATAGATGCTTTCTACTGCTTCTTGAGATCCTTGACGCTCTAACTTCTTATCTATTTCCTTTTCATATAAGTCAACTGTTCTAATAACATGTTTTATTTTTTGTTTGACTTGTTGCGTATGTATATACTGTAACCCGTGTGCAAGTTCACCCATGCATTTGGTCATAGCAAATAGGATATTTATATCCATTATTTCTGAATCACTTAATTTTACCATGTTTTTCTAGTTTTTTTAGCCAAAAAAACCCCACGTCAATGAGGTTTTCTTTTTATTGGCAATAAGGTGTTATTCTCTCAAAACTATTGCCCAGGTAATATAAGTTTAGATACTTTTGTTTCTTGTAAGTCTACAAAAAATTCCTCTAAGTCAAAACTAGCAGCATTAACTGCAAACATGTGAATAAATGTTTCAATATCTTGTCTGTCAGATAAATAAAACTCAGAAAAGGTGTCAACCAATCTTCTTTCTTCTTTAACTGTTTTACCAGTTTGTTGATTAGGATTTTTTAATCTTATAGGTTGCCCTTCATCATCTAATTTAGGAACCATATGGTAAGATTGTTTCATAACCTTACTAATTACAGCTAAAATACTTGACGTTGGGTCAAACATAGCTTCTACGTATGGTGAGTCGTTGCTCACAGGAATTAATGTAAATGATTTAGCATTTCTAAAACTAGAATTTACTAACATCATATTTTGTCCAATAGTTTGTGACATAATTGTTTTTTTATTTTTCCAAATATATGGAGTTCTTTGTTAATAGACAATTTAATATTTCATTATCTTTATGAAATGTTTCTTTTTCCATATCTGGTAAGCTACACACTTCATAGATTTCTTCAATTAATTCTTTATCTACACCAAATGCAACAGCATAATCTTCATGTGCACTATCTGGAGATAAGAAAGATTGTACATAGTTTAACATCTTACCTGATGAATTAAAAAAATCTAATATTGTTAATTTACTGTCAAGACTAAATTGAGAATATTTACCATTTAAAAACCTAACAAAATCATTTTTATGAGGAGATAAATTGAATATAAAAATATGTTTGTTTTCTCCAATATCTAAGTGTTTTTCAAAGAATATATGACACGTTAAATATCTATCACAAAATTCTTTAAATCCTTTTCCTGATTTAGCATGATATTCACATAGTAATTTGTATTCTCCAGAAGTATAAACATGCTCCCAACAAACATAAGTTTGTATAGGAACATATTTAATACCTTTTTTTAATTTCAACAGAGGATAAAGAAACACTTTACTCTTCTGAAAATAATCTGTATATACATCACTCATACTACAATTTAATGTTTCCTGTCAAGAAATCATAAGGTAATTGATAATTTCTTTTATCATAATGATGAGCACCTACTTTTATAACACCTTCTAAACCAGATACCCATGCATCCATAGTCTCCTGAGTTACATCAAATACATACACTTGTTTGTATGTATCAATTACTACAAATTTAAACGTTATTGTATATTTCTCAGCATTTTCACCTAGTGTGTCATAAACTAACTTCATATAAATAGCAGCTTGCAACCAGTAATTATAAAAGTCCACAGTGTCTTTAAAGTCAGAGATTGTTTTGCTTGTTGTTTTAAGGTCACAAATTGTTACCTCAAACTTTTCATGATCTATCTTATAGAAATCTATATAACCATGCAGGCCAAAGTCCTTATCTTTTAACTCAGACTTTAAGTACTTCTCTGCATGTGTTTCTATAGGATCTAATTCAAAATCACTTTGCTGCTGCTCAAATAAAGCAAGAACATCCTTGTTTTCTCTGATAGCTTCTACCTTCTCTTCACACTTTGTTAAAGTATCTTGATCAATAACATCTACATTAGTATTAGATAAGAATTCCCAGTAAGGTTCAAACTCATCTTTTATAATCTTAACAATGCGCTGCTCATCTGTCTTAAGAGACTGATACAAATTCATTTCTTTAAGTGAACTCAATACTATTTCAGATGGAACATCAAATAACTTTTTTGCATCAGTATGTAAAGACATGTCTTTTAGTACTTTTCTTACACTATCAGAAGGTGCTTTACCTGGTGTTATACTAAACTTCTCCTTAACGTTTTCAGGTTCAAACAATAAACAATGTACAAGTTTACCTTCTACTAAATGCTTATCTGTTCTAACCTCACGGTCAAATAATATATATTCCTTATAAAATAAGGATGGTGAAAACAATAATTTGTTTAAGGAAGAATAGCTAAAGCAAAAATCTTTCTTTGCATAAAACAGATCTTCCTTTTCTTTATTTCTAATCATTTATTAAAATTTTGTTATTTAAATTTTCTGAAAGGTGTAAAGAGTCAAGGTCTACTTTAAAAACATCAGAGCCTTTACCAATTAAACTATCTAATAATGTAGAATGTAACTTTTTTCTAGTTTCATCTACTGCATATTGCGTAAGTTTATTATCATCTATAAGCTTCTGAATGTAATTATTAAATGAATATATTGATGTAGTACAACGACCACCTTCATATGACTTCATTCTTTTTCTAAATGCCTTTACGTTAACAGTATTCCAATTGTTAGTGGATTTTAACCAGTCCCAATTCCAATAGTATAAACTAGATACTACATCAAAGGATTTATTAATATTGCAATTAGATAACATTTCTAAAGCTAAACTTCTATTATCTATGTCATTACTAATAATCATAGAGTGAATAGTCTTATATTGACTTGTATCTAACACTGCTAGGTCCTGATCAATTATATTACAAATATCAATATCTGTAACAATTTGAGCTTGACAATTTAAAATACTATTATAAATAGGAACCGCAGGTGTTTTTACTACATAATCTCTATTATACTGATTTTTTGTGTTTATAGAATCAGTATAATCCCTTATTAGGGTATGTATGTCATCAGATTTTTGATCATTTCTTCTATTATAGTAGCGAATCTGTAAAACAATCTTAGAGTCATGGGGTATCTCAGAAACAATTTCTTTTACTTTATCTAAACCACAAGGAGTTATTAGATTTTCTGTTTTCATAAATTTAAACAGTTGAAATGCTGAAGAAAAATCTATACTACTTCCCCAATCTGTTGTTATAAGATCATCTAAAAACTTAAAAGATATTACATGTATATCTGCTTTCTTACGATCACGTATAACTTTACAATTAAATTTATCTTTAAGTAAATCTACCTTTTGTCTGGGTAGATCTAACTTAGGATATCTATATAGTTTCTTATCCTGTAAATCAATGTTATCTTCAGTATCTAAACTAAAATTCTTAAATCCTAAACCAATCAAATCCTTATTTGTTATATTCCAATTGTCTGTAGAAGATAACCATTTTGAATCAGTATCATTACAACTGATCCTATTCCCAGTTACTCTATATTCTGGAACGTGTCCATTAATTTCTTCAGGATTAACATCTATTGATATTGTATATTTTGATTTCATATTTTTTCTTTTGTTAAATATTTTTGATACTCTTTTTTAACAGCAACCTTAAATGTATAAAGATCTCTATTATTAATACTTATTTCCTTTCTTACTATGGGCTCTAAATATCTAAAAGTTGTATTACAAAGTTTTTTATTCTCTTCTAACCAAAGTATCATTCCTTGTGCACTCTTTCTTTCAAACAAATTAAACCTGGAAATTTTAATCCAATACTTTAAATCTTTATCCTTGTTATCAGCATAAGTTATCATACTACAATCTTGAGCAAACTGCCACAATAAGTGATAGTTTTTTGTATAATCTATTGTAGGTATAATTTTAAGAGCCAAAGCTTTATCATCACCATATGCATTTAATTGTGTCTTAAGATCTTTTAGTAAAGACTCATCCATTACCATTTTGTTTGCAGAACTATGCAATACGGTTTCAGGATCTATTACTCCAGCTAAACCAGAATGAATTCTATATGCTAAATTTATAGCCATACCTGTTATCATCCAAGAATCATAAAGGTTAGTTTCTATATCTAAATCATAGTATCTTATTACATCAGTAATTTTTTGTGTAACTACTACTGCATTCTTATGATGAGATAATAGTGTGCCTATATGTGTATTACTATTAGCTAAGCCAGAACCATTTGTTGTTTCATAATTCCAAAGCTTGCAAAGCATTATACTAGTTAGTATATTTTCTCCGTTTTGATAATTATAAGATATATCTTCATGACCAATTATTAAATCTGCTTTTTCATAATCATTAGTTACAGTTATACCGTGTTCTTTAAGAGCTGCTTTTAATCTATCTTGAGATACACTACACTTAGGTAATATAAAAGCTTTCTTCTTGGTTTTAAATGTAATATCTGATTCATTAGGAACACTTAATATGCGCTCTATATTTTCATATGTTGTTTTGTCTTGAGTAACTAATACATCTTCCACAATAGATCCAGCAACAACTCCATACAAAGGAGCTGCTGCTAAATCAAAGTGGTTTAATGCATCAGTATCATAATTTTGATATACTGATTTATTTGCCATATTATTTCATTGTCATTTTAATGATCTCTGGATTCATCATCATCTTGTTAAACTTTTGCTTATTACCATTAAAGATTGTACGTACAATTAAATACTTAAGATCATTAGTAAAATAATCTTTTGTACATAAACTTATCAACCTATCAGTAATTTTTTGATTAACTGTCTTCTCCTTAGAGTAAACAACAGAAAAGTTAGCTAAACGTGTTGCTAGCGTTGATGCAATATCTGCACGATATGAATCATCATCACCAATACAACTTCTCAGCTCTCCTAAGATATATGATTCATTTTCATGAGTCAACAAATCCTTTGGAGTAACTAGTTTATCCAGTTTGTTATTAATAAATGTAGTAAACATAGAAGCAAACGCATCTCCTACAGAACCCTCACCAATCATTTGGATTAGTGATAAGTTATTTTCAAAGCTATCAAAACTAGAGATAGAGTTAAAAAACGTTGTAATAGATCTTGCATTAGTTTCTTGTGTTACTAGTTCAGGGTGAAGTAACAGAAAGTTAATACATCTAGTATCAATTCCTGCACCTTCTGCCCATTGTGCCCACACATCAACATCAAACTTGAGGTTTGCGGTCACGTATCTAGTTTTCTGTGCTGAATCCACAGAGTTAACCATATAGTCACCGTTATCAGGGTTTGCTGTTAACATTATGTGCCAATCTTTTGGTAATGTCCACGATATATAAGATTGTCTATCAATCAATTCCATAACTGCTTGAATAAATCTTGTATCTGCACGGTTCCAGTCATCCAGTAATAAGATACCACCGGCCTTTGCATCTGCAATCCATTCAGGAGCACAGTAAGACATTCTATTTTTACCGGTCATCTTGTATCCATTCTTAAGATACTCTTGCACTGCTAACTCATCAACCCACATACCTACTTTTTTAGTAACGGGTGTCATTTTAGCTAAATCAGCTGCGGCGGCAGATCTTTGTGCTGCTGTATAAGTTAAATCATCTAACTTTTTAGGCGTTACAGTCTTTTCTTTATACATCTGAAACTGACGGACGGGAAATCCTACTAAATCACCAAGCTCTTCTATCTGAGCTAAGTTTAGTTTTACAAATTTTAATTTGTTTTCTTCAGCTAATTCTACAATTGTTGAAGTCTTTCCAATACCTGATTCCCCTACTACTTCTACAGATACAGGGCTTTTTCCATTAGCCTGTAGGTACCTGTTGTTTGTAATTATGTGATTTACAAACCCTTTTAATTCTGTTACATTTAAATTTACTTGTGCCATCTTTATTAATTTAATTTTATTACTAGTCCTGGTAACTCATTATTTATTTCAGATATACTACTTAAACACCACAATGTGTTTTTAGGACAGTTATCTGGTGCATAAGCTTCACCATCTGTTAGGTATATAAGTGCCGTGTATGACCCTTTTTCATTATAATGATCAATAACTGGTTGGAATGATGTCCCACCACGACCGTGTATTTCCCAATCTTTCTTTGGATTGAATTCTTCTACTGTTCTTAAACTAGTGTCACATTGTGCAACAGTAATTTTATGACCCGTCTTGCTCATATGTGCAAGCTCACTAAAAAATTCTTTTAGCTCTTCATTATTTACAGATCCACTAGTGTCAACACCAACAAGAATATGATTCTTAAATTTAATCTTAAGACCTGGGTTAGCAGCATAACGCTTATTGTATTTACGTCTCAGCTTTTTAGTATATACTACACTAGAATTACCAACAAATCTTTTTAAATAACTTTTCCAATCAAATTTAGCTGGCTCTACATGAAACAATCTTTCTATTATGTCCTTAAACTCACCTGGTATATTACCCTGTCTTTTAACTGTAGTTTCAGCAGCATCTTTCAACTGGTGCTCAACTTGCTTTTCCAAAAGTTTCTTATCCGGTTCAGATAATTCATCAAACTCATCCCATGTACCATGACAATATTGAGATTCACCATCCATCTTATTCATCAGGCTATCTAATGAAGGAGATGTTCCGTCTTCCTGTGCTTGTTCTAAAAGATTATAATAAACTTTTGTCCCTGCCTTTTTAGGAAGATTTAATTCTGGAAAGCTAGATAATAATAAACCGCCTTCAGGTAATTTACTGCTGTCTATGTATTGATTGATTTCTAAATCAGCTGCTATGTTAAACAGTTTATGATTACTATATAGATCTCTCATCAACAGATGACCAAAAGCTATATGTAACAATTCATGTTTAATTAAACCAAGCCGGTGTAAATCATTTAAGTTTGTATAAAACTCAGGGTTTATAGTCAACTGCATACCAATACCATTTTTACTAACTCCTGCTGTAGGAATTTGATCAGTAAACTTCTTATTGATACCAATTAAAAAGAGCCCATAAAAAGGCTCTGTCAAAATTAATTCTTTAGTTGTTTTAGCAACTAAGTCTTGTATGTTATTCATTTCTTTAAGTATTCATTATTCTATAAAGTATTTGTTTGTACAATTTACTATTACCATGGTCTTGTATATAGTTAAAAAGATTAATACCTATTAATAAGGGATCACGAACTTTAACTTCTACAGTACCGCAATTTATAAACTTACTTCTTTTCTCCAATGATAAAGATTTAGCTAACAATAAGTCAACTATGCGTTTATCAGCAAATTTTAAATTATCTAAATTGGAAATAGCAATTTGAAAATCTTCATAGGAACCATTTAACAAGGCCCTAATTGTAAAAAAATCATCAATTGTTATCTTGTTCATTATTTAATATTTCTATATAAACACCTGGATTTTCTTTATTATAAGTATATTGAATAAAGACGGGTAAAATAAATTCTGCATTGTCATCTTCAATCCATCCTGCTTTAACCATATCATCCTGTACCGTTTGTGCAGGGTTTATATAGTCAAACTTGTGACGAGATCCTCTAACAAATGTAAAAGATATTTTTGCTGGTAATGAATGTTTAGCAAGCTCAGCTTTAAAATCATCTGCATATTTTGCATAATAATCTTTAGCAATCTTTCTATAGTTCATTACAGCTTTACTAGCTATAAAGTATTTACCTGTCCATCTACGGCCATTCTTACTACTTGGAACTGATCCTGGTATAAACCATCTTTTATTTGACATAGTCTTTTATTATTTCTACTTCAGTCCATGCTACTAAATGTACTACTTCACCATTATCTCTGGTACAGTAACTATACATTCCATCTATAGATCTAAAGTTAAGTTCTTCTCCTTCATCAACGGGCGGAGCTCCGGGCGGTACTTTATCTTGAGTAATTACTCTTATTCTACTATTTCTAGGTACGTTATGTAATTCCATATTAAAATACATCATTATTCCAGTCTTCTGGCCATAACTTTTTAGCCACTGCTTTTCCAACTATCATTACTACTACGGCTATTGCTAGCCAACCTATTGCTTCTATCATATTTATTTATTTAATGTTTCTTTCAATAATGGCTTTAGCATTGCATGAACCTTATCAAAACCATGTAACTTCATAGCGTCTGATATGTCTTTGCATATAGTTGGTACAAAACCGTTAATCTTATATGCATTAGCATATCTTTCAACAGCCTTGAGGCCAGCCTCATCATTATCAAAGAGAGTTATTACTTTTTTGTACTTCTTTTTTAAATGCTCTATTACATAAGCTTTTATCATTGTATTTTCACTATCAGGAGCTAATACTTCTATATTATAACCCATACTCTTCAAGCACAATGCATCTTTAAGAGAAGAACATATTACTAAATATGGCTTGTCAAACTTAAGTTGATCATAACCTTGAAGATATTTTTTTACTTTGTGAAATTTATGCTTGCTACTGGTAGGCTGGTATATCTTAAATACTTCACCTGATTTATCAAAATAACCGTAAAGACATGCATTTTTTATAGTAAGAGATTCTACTTTATTCTTATCTTCTTTAACTAAATTATAATACTCAATAGGTTTTACATTATATTCTGATAATATAGACATACCTATTCTAAATGACAACCAATATTTACCATCAGTTTCATTCCAAGGCCTTGTCTTAATAAAGTCTACTTTCCATTTTGCTTCTGGCTTAAATTTTACTTCTTCAAAACCATTAGTCTTTACATGCAAATTATAATCCTTTACTATTCTTCTAGCAGCTTCTGGATACTCTATATTAAATAGCATCTTTACCAAATCAACTTTATTACCGTTTCTTCCTGTAGAAAAATCTTTAAACTTATATTGTCTAATCTTCTTATCTACATATATACAGAAACTTGGTGTCTTCTCATTTGGATTAAATATAGATGTTAGCTTTATATCCTGACCCGTCAACGGCTCAGACAGATTTAAATAATACTGAAATACCCAATAACTGGGTATATCTTGTTCATCTAATACTAAATTTTTTGTGTTAAACATAAAGGCTAAAATTAAATAAAAAAAAGGGGACAACCTAGATCACCCCCTCTTAATATTATTATATTGATTTACAAATCAAAATCATCACCTGATGCTGGAGCTGGTTCAAATGCATTTGTTGCTGGTACTTCTTTAACTATAACAGGTCTGTAGTGATTCTTATCATTTACATTATATGTAATTAATCTAGAATTTTCTACACCTAAAGCTTCAAGAGGAATTCCCGCTTTGCTTAGCTTTGGTAAGTAAAGATCATTATTTATGTAACCATCTTTGTTTTCCCACTCACGGGTACCTAAACAAACATTTACATATGTAGGTCCTGATAATACAGTATTACATTTAAGCATAAATTCTTCAATAGTATTTGCTTGAATAGCATCTAACTCAGTTCTCTTACCAATTTGCTCTGAAAGAAAAATCATTGCTTTCATAACTTCAGTGTCTCTACTGATTTCATTACCGTTTGGTAAGATAGCATCTTTATATGCATACTGAGAAAATCTTACTCTTCCTACTTGGCCTGCATAACGCGGACTATTTGGATTATTAGGATCTAATAAGAAACCTTGAAATTCTCCTTCTATAGGTTCTGATTCTACATGTAACATAATATTAAATGCATCCGCAGCATATGGCGTTACATCAAATGTGATTGAGTTGATTTTAACAACTTGATTTCCTGGTCCAATTACTGGTTTTTCTTTACCGCTTCCGGCTGACATTCCACTGGTACTTAACATAATTTTTGTTTTATTAATTTATTAATTATTCTTCATATTTTTTCATACAGTCTTTTACATACTGTAGGTTGTTTGGGATGAAGCGTTCTTCAAACATACCTTGAGGTGATTTACATGTGTTCTCTCCATTGTTTTGAGTTTCAAAACCATATTCAAGTTCACCATCATCATTTTTATTTACTTTACCAAATAACACAATTGAAAATAAGCCTTCTAAAGTCAAAGTATTGTCTATCATTTTACCTATAGTTTTTGCTTTAACCTTTCTATTTCCATTTAAATCTGTTGAATCTTCCGAATGAGTTAAGAAAATTACAGTTAAGTCATCTCTTAAATCTTTAGGCATCTTAGCCACCTGGGCAAGATTAGCCGCAATTTGAGTAAACTTATCATAACCTTTCTCATTAGCTCTATCAAAATACTCAAAGGAGCTCATATATTGCCAGTCATCAACTACTAGAGTTTTGATTGCAGGCATTTTCTCATCTACATGTTTTATAGCTTTCATAATGCCTATAGCAGAAGAAGCTGATGCTAAATTACCTTTAGGATTTTCTTTACTAATTAAAGTATAGTTTTTCTTCCAACCTTTAAAGGGTAATGGTTTATTAGCAATGTTTATGATAAAAGTTTCATCTGGATTTAAATTTCTAATAGCAGTGGATTTTCCAGTTCCTGAATCTGCTATGACTAATACACTTTGCGCCATATCTATTTATTAAATTTATTAATTACTTTGGTTAAGGTTATCAAGGTTTGATTAATTTCTTCCAATTTGTTAACTAAGTCTGAAGACGGTGTTGCTTCTGGGTCAGCAATATTAAATACATCAGCAATATTACTAGATGTTTCACTCTTTACAGATTTAGTAGAGAACTTTGGTTTTGCAGGAGCAGTAACTATATCATTAACTACTTTTAACTCACTTACAGGAATCATATGTCTTTGAAATCCTGAGTTAGAAGTTACAAGTTCATACTCTGATTTCCAGTGTGGGTTATAATGCAAAAGATATAACGTTCTCTTTGAATCTTCACTTACATAGTCTATACTTACAAACTCTGTATATATATCTTCTTCTTTCTCTAATTCACTAGGAAAAAAGCTTACGTGTAACTCATCCTTACCAGAAGGCCTGTATGCCATCTTAGGTATGTATAATGCATTAATCTTACCTTCTGTTTGAAAGTAATCTTCATGCAACTCTCTTAAATCAGAGACTCTTTTTTTACGCTCTGCAGTTGATATTGCCATTAATTAATTTTTTAAGTGTTTATCTTCTTTCTTGTTGTGATGGTGTTAGCATTTCTTCAATCTTCATCTGTTCAAACTTAGCTTTAAAGAAACTCATTCTAGCATCACCATTTCTTGCTTTTAGAAAATGTAAAACTAACGTCTTGTCATCTTCTATAATATACCTATCAGGACCATAGTATCTAATCTTTTGCTTAGCTGGCCTGTTAATACCTATTAGCATATCCGCATGCTGTAACATTGCATCTGAACCAAAAATATCTGATTCTAATATATAGTTACCATACTTACCGTCAATTGCTCTCTCTGGACTATCTATGTTTCTGTTTAATTGTGATAAAGCAATAAACAGAATGGGATAATCCCTTTTACATTGTGTAAAGAACTCACCTAACTCAAACATCATATCTAATGTATTATTTTGATAAGGTGCTCTCTTGACTAACATTGTATGATCAAGTGTTACAATTGTCTTCTTACCTTTATGTAAATTCATATACATGTCAATTTGCTCACGCATTTGATTTACAGTTAAGGGCGTGCTAATTATATCTACAGGATTCTTAACTCTTTCCTTGGCATACATTAAACACTTATTCAATACTTCCGGTTGTAAAATACTACCTGCACTACACAATTCCTTATATGTTTTACCAGTCATAGAACTAAATTCTCTGATTGCTGAGGTTCTACCCACCATCTCAAATTGAAATTCTAATACTCTAAACTCATCATGAGGGTTAAGTGCAAATGACTCTCTAATGATTTGATCTTTGATTAATGTTTTACCTGAACCAGGCCTACCACCAATAACAGTTAGAGTATTCCATTCTAAACCATCAGTAGCAGCATCATTAAACTTAGGCCAAGGTGTGTATATAGATTTCTCTTCACCCTTTTGCCTAGCGTTCATATATTTTAATGCTTCGCTAAATGCAGCATGTTGTCCTACCCATGATTTATCAGTTTTACCCATTATACTACCTTTTCTTTAAAAGTTTTTTCTTCTGTATCAATTCCATCTCTAATCATGTCACAATAGTCAGCTAAAGTAGAAGACTTAACTTTATGCTTATCTTGCTTGCATATAAAGTATTGACTGGTCTGCATATACATATACTCTGCATCCCGGTATTCATTTACATACATCTTAGTTGCTTTTATAACATCAGGCCATTCATAATCATATGTTTCAAAGAACCATCTAAATGATTCTGATAACATTTTTACATTTACTCTTGCAGGCTTACCGCTAGGTAGTCTAGTATTAGGAAATGTTTCTCTATATGCATTTATTTGCTCAGAGAAGTTTTTACCCATTAGCTGAATATCAGTCTTCTTCTTTGCTTTAATAAAATAATTGTCAAGCTTAGCACAGAACGCTTTTGCGCTTGGTGTTAACTTATATGTATCCTTTTCAAATATTAAAAATCCATTAGAAACCAATATGTCTTTATCTAATTTACTACTAGCTGTTGATGAAACGCCTTGCTTCATCCCAAATAGGATCAGACACTGATTTGGTGTCATCTTTTCTTTCAATATTTTTTGCAACAGTTCCCACATATGTATCTATTTTAGTTTGTAAATTCTGCAGTATTGTACAGATTTTTTTATCTCTGGTTTCTATACCATTATTAATTATTCTACAAGAGTTTATAACTGTAGCATGGTTTCTATAAATTGCTTTTCCAATAGAAGTTTTAGAATAACCATCTTTACTGGCTAAGAAACTCATTGCCTGGATATACAATATAAAGTCACGCTCTCTTGATTTAGTTTTGAAATTATACTTTGCATACTTAGGGTGTTCTTCAACAACAGCAAGCATAGTTAATTGCTTATACATTGATAGAGTTAAATTAGATTTAGAAATTGCAGGAGTCAATACAAACAACTTTATATCATGCTCTCTGTAAAATCTTTTTTTAAAACGCTCTATCTGAGCTTTTTGCTTAATCTTTTGAGTGTCAACCATTTAATTACTATTACGGGGTAACAAATATACCCATTATTACCAGTTTATACAAGTTTTATCTTGCTTAATTAACATTGTGTTTGCTTTGTTAAATACATCATTGCAATCCCATTCTCCTCCTCTATATGCAGCAGATGCTGGATG